GCCAACGCCACCTGGTTCATGAACCGCGCCACGCTCAAGCTGGTGCGCAAGCTCAAGGACACGGATGGCGCTTACCTGTGGCAGCCGGGCATTTCGCTGGCGCAGCCGGCGGCAATCCTGGGCTATCCCATGGCCTCGTTCGAGGACATGCCGGACCCCACCACGGGCTCGCTGTCCATCGCCGTGGGCGACATGCGCGAGGCCTACCAGATCGTGGACCGCATCGGCATCCGCACGCTGCGCGACCCCTACAGCGCCAAGCCCTATGTGGAGTTCTACACCACGAAGCGCGTGGGCGGCGATGTGCTGAACTTCGAAGCCCTCAAGCTGGTCGAGTTCAACAGCTAACGATCTGACGGGGGAGGTTTCGGCCTCCCCTGACGTGCCTTCCCCATCGAGAGGCGGCGCTTGTGCCGCCTAGAGCATAAGGAACCTCACAATGCGCGATATGCTTTCGAACAAGCAGGTGGTGCTTCTCGGCACCGTCACCCTGTCCGGCACCACGCCCGGCGCGACGAGCTGGGTTGACACCCGCGGCTTTGACGCCTGCACGCTGGTAATGGCCACCGATACCGTCACGGACGCGGGCACCGCTGCGGGCTTTACCTTCACGGCGCAGCATTCCGACGCCACGACGGCTGTCTCTGCGGCGGACATCGCGGCGGCGGATTCCGTGAACGGCACCATCGCCCTCACGGTCACGGCGGACACCGATGACAACAAGCTGATCGGCGGCATCGGCTACAAGGGCGCCAAGCGTTATGTGCGCCTCAACGGCGTTGGCACCACGAATACCGATGCGACGGTGAAGGTGTATGCCATCCTCAACAAGGCGCATCGCGCCCCCACCACCTTTGTGGGCACTGCGGTGGCCGCCACCTAATCGGCCCTGAGCGCCTGACGGGAGGGGCTCCGGCCCCTCCTTCCTCCCATTCTGGAGCCGCCCCATGCAGGTCCGCATCACCGTTCCCCTCTACAAGTGCGCCCCCGAGGGCCACACCGTCATGTCGTATCGGGAAGGCGTCATTGTCACCGGGCGCGCCGCGCAGATGGCGCTTGCTGACAATGCCGGCGAAGTGCTGGGTGAGCCCCGCGAAACCAAGATCACGCCGCCCCCTGAAACCAAGGCGAAGAGGCCCCGCAAGTGAGCCTCCGCGCCGCTGTTCCGCTCTACCAGCACCGGGGCCTGTCCCTCGTGACCGCGCCGACCAAGGAGCCGGTGACGGCGGCGGAACTGCAGTTGCACCTGCGCACCGACGCCGCGGACTTTCCCGACGCCGGGGCCTATGTGACCGATGCGCGCCAGGAGATCGAGACGCGCGCGGGCGTGGCCTTCCTCACGCAGACATGGCGGTTGGCGCTCGATCGCTGGCCCGCCGCGGGCGAGGCCTGGTGGGATGGCGTGCGCAATGGCAGCATTTCCGAACTCTACGCCGCTGCCTCCATGCGGAGCATCGATCTGCCGCGCTATCCGCTGCAGTCCATTTCCTCCGTCACCGTCTATGACGAGGACAGCAACGCCAGCACCGTGACGGTGGCCGATGTGTTCGACGTGGATCTCTACCGGCTGCCGGGGCGCATGACGCTGAAGCGCGGGCAGACGTGGCCGATTGCGCTGCGCGCCGCCAACGCCATCGAGATCGTCTTCGTGGCGGGCTACACCAGCGCCGCCACCGTGCCCGCGCCGATGAAGCGCGCGGTGAAGCAGCTCGCCGCCTTCCTCTACAGCCACCGCGGCGACGAATGCGACCCCGGAGACGCCTACCACGCCTCGGGCGCTGACGCGCTGATGGCGCAATACCGCCCTGCGAGGCTCTGATGGCGTTGCGGTGCTGCGACATGCACGCGGGGCGGCTCAAGGAGCCGGTGGCCTTCCAACGGCGCAGCCTGACGAGCGACGGGGCGGGCGGGCAGACCGAGGCATGGGCCACGATCTCCGGCGCGCCCACGCGGGCCTTCGTCACCAATGCGGGCGGCTCCGAGCGCTATGCGCATGACCGCACCGAAGCCATCGTGCGGCTGCGCCTCGTCACCCGCTACAGCACTGCCCTGCAGGAAGGTGACCGCGTGACGATCCGCGGGCGCGTCCATAACATCCGCTTCATTGACAACCTCGAATTCCGCGACAAGTGGTTGCAGATCGACGTGGACGGCGGGGTGGCGGCATGAGCAAGCCAGCGTTTGGCGTTGAGATACGGGGCGTTGAAGAGTTGCAGGCGGCTTTACGGGCATTCGGAGAGGGGCTTAAGACGTCCATTCCTGATGCAGTACAAGCGACCGCTCTTGAGTGCTTGGATAATATCAGGCGGTCCATGCGCGCCACCCCAAAAACGGGCCGAAAATATAGGCGGCAGAAAAACAGCAAGCGCGGAGAAGCTGGGAATTTCCACATTGCATCTTCACCCGGAAACCCGCCTGCAGTGGATTTCGGGACGCTTTGGAATTCGATATATTACACGCGGGTTGACGAGTTCACTGCTGCCATCGGCAGTCGGCTGGAATATGCGCGACATCTTGAGTTCGGCACATTCAAAATGCGCGCTCGCCCTTCGTGGGTTCCCGCAGCTGAGCGTATAGCCCCACGCCTTGAAAAACGTCTGCAACGGATTATCCGCGAAGCCACCGCCCGCGCACAGAAGGGCACATCATGAAGGCGTCAGCCCTGCAACAGGCCGTCTATGCCCGGCTCAACGATAGCAGCATCACGGCGCTGCTCTCCACCGCCTATGCGCCGTTGCCGGCCATCTTCACGGACGTGCCACAGGCCGCCGATTCCGAGGAAGCCGCTTCCTTCCCCTTCATCACCTTCGGGGCGGACGCCATCACGCCCTATGACGTCAAGGACGCGCCGGGCGGGTCTGCCATCGTGCAGGTGGACATTTGGGACCGCGCCGCATCCATGCTCGATCTAAAGGCGCTCGTGGACGCGGTGGATGCAAGATTGCGCCGCCAGACGCTCACCATCTCGGGCGCCACGCACATCACCACCGAACTCGACAGCTGCACCATCACGCGCGACCCCGACGGAAAGACGAAACGCGCGCTCGTGCTCTATCGTGTTCTGTGGATTGCCTAAGCAGGCCGTGCTATCATGGCCCAAGTTAGTGAGGTGTGAGTCATGGCCCTGTCAGGCCGCGCATTGCGTATCAGCCGGAACGGCGTTTCCATCGTCGGGGCCAGAACGGACAATGTAACGCTCAATAATGAGCCGCTGGACATTACCGACAAGGACGACAGCGGATGGCGCACACTCCTTGCGGACGCCGGCGCGCGCTCCGTCTCCTGCGAGGTGCAAGGCGTCCTCAAGGATGATGCGCTGATCGCGGATGCAACAGGCGATGCCACCACGGTGCTGCTCACCGAATGCGTGGTGACGATCTCGGGGATGTTCACGCTCACCGGGGATTTCTACCTGCAGGGCCTGCAACTCGGCGCCGAACAGGCCGATGCTGTCACCTTCACCGCCACGCTGGAAAGTTCCGGCTCGTTTGCCGTCACCATCGGCCCCTATAACACCGTGCTTCCCGCTATCACCGGCACGCTGGGCGAGGGCGACACGCTCACCACCACAAATGGCACCTGGGCGGGCGATGCGACAATAACCTATGCGCGCCAGTGGCAGCGCGGGGCCAGCGCCGATGAAAACGACCCCTCATGGGCCAATATTTCAGCGGCCACCGGCTCCACCTATGACCTGGTTGCCGGGGATGTGGGCAAATACATCCGCTGCAAAGTCACCGCCACGAATTCAACGGGCTCGACCGTGGCTTATTCCAACATCGTCGGGCCGATCACGACCTAAGAAAGGGCAACGCACATGGCTGCAATCTCCGGCCGGAAACTTCGCATCAAGCGCGGCTCGACTGCCGTGGCGGGTGCGCGCACCGACAACCTCACGATCAACAACGAGCCCATCGACATCACCGACAAGGACGATGCCGGCTGGCGGACCATGCTCGCAGACGCGGGCGTGCGCTCCGTGGATTGCGAGGTGCAGGGCGTACTGCAGGATTCGACATTCCTCGCGCTCGCCGTGGGCACCGCTTCGGCGTTGCTCGAGGCCTACACCATCGAGGTGGAAGGCATCGGCAGTTTCTCG